GCCGGAAGCGTCGCGGCCGGGATTGTGCCGACGGTGAGCGAACCGCCACCGCCACCGCCGCCCGCACACCGCACGGATCCGGCCGCCCCACGGCGCCCAGATCCGCCGCCCCCACCCCCGCCGATCAGGATGACCTCGACCGCGGCCGCCCCGGAAGGCTTGGTCCAGGTTCCGGACGCGGTGAACGTCTGGACGTCTGCACTGCGGCGCACCAGCCCGATCCCCGACATCAGGTGCCCACCTGCAGCACGTCGCAGCGCACCGTGCCCGCCGCAGCGATGGCATACAGGCCGCCGTAGCTGCCGCACAGGTCGACGGTGACGGCCTCGCCGCCATCCAGCTGCAGGCCCGCACCCGCGGTGACGCCACTGCCGCCCAGGTCAACGGCGGCCGTTCCCCGGTTGCGCACCAGCAGGGCACTGGTGGCCATGTTCCCCACGGTGCCCACGTCCAGCCGTGTCGCATCGGTGGTCACGGTGACGCGCTGCCCGATGACTGACATCCGGTCTCCTCTCAGGTCGCGTCCGCCAGCGCCACCCACGTGGGCAGGGCCAGCGTCCCGGTCTGCCGGTACAGGCCCGGCGTCGACGTGTCGATCAGCAGCGATCCCGGTCCGGCGGTGCCGGCGCCGGTACCGACCACCCCGTCGGCCGGGGCGTCGGCGCCGGCGGTCACCGTCACGGCCACCGCAGCCCAGGTGTCCTCATCGCCGTCCGTGCACACGTACCAGCCGGTGGCCGGATCGATCCCGTACGCGGTGGTGTCCGAGTAGTAGTCGCCGGTGTCGCCGACGGTCACCCCGTCGGTTGGGGCACCCTCGCCGCTGCGGAGCGTGCCCGCGTCCGCCGTCCACTCCGGCAGCTCCGCGGTACCGGTCTGGACGAACAGCAGCGGGCCGCCGCCGGTCTGCACGTACAGGTCATCAGCCGCGGTCGTGCCCGCCCCAGTTCCCGCCACAGCGTCCGTTGGCGCATCCTCGTGCACCATGATCGCCACGTCGCTGGCGAGCTTCACCACCGCGTGGACATGGTCACCGGCGGCCATCTCGTCGGTGACCCGGTGGTCGATATCTGCCGGATACACCGGTACCACCGGGCCGCCGGCGATGGACGCGTACAGCTGGGTGACGTTGTCCGGCCCGAAGACCAGGGCCGGACCGTCGGCCGCCGACGTCACCGTGGACGTGCCGATCGCCACCTGGTCCGGGTACGTCACGATCGCCGCAGCACTCGACCCGGCCGCGTCCGTCCAGAACTTCACAGACAGGCCGGCCAGCGAGGCGTAGCGGCCGTCCGGATTCAGGCGCCGAGCCAGCCCGGTGTCGGGGAACACACTCCGTGCCACAGCCACACTCCATTCCCGTCCGGCCGGCCGGACGTGTCACCGCCGATCCCGGAGCTACGCGTCCGGCTCGGCCAGCTCAGCTCTTCCCCCCGTCGACCTTCGGGACGACCTTCACCTTCTCGGCCGGCGGCTTCGCGCCGTTGCGCCGCAGCTGCTCGTCGACCTGGTCGACGCGGCCCTGCAGCCCCCGCTGGACGTAGCCGCGGCGCTCGTGCAGCAGCGCGTCGACGGTGTCCTGCTTGCGCTCCTCGGCGTGCGCCTTGCGGGCCCTGGCCGCCTCGTCGATCGTCATGACGCCTCGCTCTCCGTGATCATGTTTGGTGGGGGAGTCGCCCGCCCCGCCATGCAGGGCGGGCGGCCTCCTGGTGACATGTACGGTCAGACGCCGGCGAAGACCGGCGTGACCAGACCGGTGCCCGCCACCTTGCGCAGGTGTGCGTACCTGGCGTGCGTGAACGCGTAGTACTCGAAGACCACAACCTCGACCTGCAGGCGGTCGACGATGTCCGCGCGCAGCCACAGCGGTGCGTTCGGGTCCTCCCACAGGTGGCACTCGTTGCGGTCGCCGAGGTAGATCTCGTCCTCGTTGTTGCCTGCGCCGAGGTTGACCGCGATGTTGTTGTCCACGATCACCGGGGTGCCGTTCGGCAGGATGCCGCGGACACCCTGCCCGTAGCGGGTGGCGTAGTTCGCACCCAGGGTCTGTGCCACGATCCCCGGCTGAGTGATCAGCGGGTACGAGGTGCCCATCGCGTTCTGCATCCAGTACCAGCGCCGGGAGTGCATGACCGCGATGTTCTCGCCCGATGCGACGTCGAGCAGCGCGCCCTCGACCCCGGCTAATCCCTCGATCACCTTCGGGTACAGCTCGGCCGTCGTCGGCGACGCATCGGTGTACGCCACCGAGGTGGCCACGGCCGTAGCCCCGATCAGCGCGGTGTTCAGCAGCGCCGAGTCGACGTTCGCCGCGTTCCGCTTGATCAGGTCTTCCATGATCGTGTCTTCGATGCCCGCGCCCCGGTCGATCGCTTGGCGGCTGATCGTCTGCCGGCCCGCGGACGTCCTGACGTTGATCGTCAGGAGTGTGTCGTCGTAGTTCGTCTCGGACGCCTGGTCACCCTCGTTGGCCTGGTCGGCCGCCGACGTGCCGGTGGTACCCCGGCCAAGGTTGACCGTCATACCCTGCGGCGGCAGGTCGTGGTGACGGCACGCGTCGGCGAAGGGCCGACCGGCGGTGGCCATCGGCGCAAACGCCTCGGTGAGGTACTGCGGCACGACCAGGCCGGTGAACGCGCCGGTCCCGACGGCCCGCTGCTGGCCGCCGGCGATGTACTCGGCCCGCTCCACGGACTCCTCGCGCATATGTTGCGCCAGGCGGTCCCGGGCGCCGTAGTCGCCCAACATCGCGTGCACCGCGTCCCGGACGAACCCGACACCGCGCGGATCCTGATCCTGCCGGTAGGTGCGCTCCTCGGCACCCACCCGGGCCACCCGGTCGTACGCCGGCGCCCGCACCCCGGTCGGGCTGACCCGGGCCTGCAACGCGGCGATCTCCTGCTCCCGCGCCTCCTCGGCCTCGAGCTGCTCGAGGCGCCCCTGGCGCTGGGTGACCACCTGGTCGGCGGCGTCCCGGGCAGCGACCGCCGCGGTGACGGCCTCCTCGGTCAGGTTGTCGTCGGACCGCAGCGCCAGCAGCGCGTCCTGCCGCGCCTGGCGCTCGGCGAGCGCGGTACGCAGCTCCTCCTGCGCCCGTGCGATCAGTTCGGCGAGCGTCATGATGCTCACCCCTCCTTTGTCTGATGTGGATCGGTACTCGCCCGTCCAGGTCAGACGGCCACCCGAGGCGTCAGCGCCGGCGTGGACTCGTGCGCGCGGTCAGGCACCCCGGCGGTCATGCCAGGGCAGTGCTGGGGCGGGGATTCGAACCCCGGCCGCCGGTCGTGGTCCGGCGGTGTCACCGCTGCCCGGGGGTCGACGGCAGCGAAACGCGGTGGACCTCTCCGCGCACCCCAGCAGGTCAGGACAGGACCGCCACTATGGCGGCCAGGGCCAGCAGGACCAGACTCACCAGCAGGCCACAGCCACTACCGCCGGGCGGTGACGGTGTCGGCGCCGGCGTCGGGACCGGGATCAGCCTGGCCATCAGCGGGCGATCGCCAGCTCGAGCAGCGCCCGCGCCCGCGACGACGCCGGCCGGGCCGCCCGCAGGCCCGAGTCGGTGTCTGGGTTCGCCCCGTACCCGACGATCGCGACGTCGCCCCGGTGGATGTTGACCCGCTTGATCCGGTACTCCATGTAGTCCGGCGACCAGGACCCCAGCTCGATGCGGAACGCGAAGCTCATCTCGTCGACCAGGCCGGAGCGCAGCTTCGGCGCGATGTACGCCACGTCGGCGTCGGCTGCGTCGAGCTGGGCGGTTATGGCCAGTCCAATGTCGTCCATTGCCAGCTGCAGCGTGCCCGTCGTCGTCCGGGCGATCCTCCGCAGCTGGTCGTGCGCCAGCACCAGGGGCACGTCCAGGTCTGCGCGGGCCAGGGTCTCATCGAACGCGCCCGCGTCGATGATCTCCGTGTACGGGCCGTACCAGTCCCACATCTCGTACGGGGTCTCGACCACGGACGCGTGGCCGGCGAAGTCCAGCAAGCCACTGCCGCTGGCCGCGGCCCGCATCTCCACCCCGGTCAGCGCGGCCCGCACCGCCGCCCGCGACCCCGCCGCCTCGAGCGCCCGGCGCTGCGACGGGCGGTCCGCCCGCTGCCGAACATGCTGCGCCCGCTCCCGGGCCGCCTCGGCCATTGTGCTCACGCCGGTACTCCCGTCGTCGATGTCGGCACCTGCCGGGCGCCAAACAGCCGGTCGAACTCCGCCAACTGGTCCTCGGTGTACGGGGCGCGGTCCTCGAGCGCCCTGGCCTCCGATGGGCAGATCTGCCTCGAGTTGATCTGAACCTGCAGCACCTCGGCCCGGGTGCGCGGGTCCATCGCCAGCAGCGAACCGCGGTTCAACTTCACGAACCTCGGCGCGGGCAGCAGCTCGGTCAACGCATCCTCGCGGCGGGACACCGCCGGACCGAGCGACAGCGTCAGGAACTGCAGGTTGCGCTGCAGTTGATTCGCGTAGGTGATGCTCGACCCCGATACGGCCGCGTCGAGCAGGTCGGCCGGCACGTCGAAGAACCGCGCGATGTCCGTCAACCCGAACTTCCGCGACTCGAGGAACGCCGCGCTGGCCTCGACCGCCGCGAATGGCCGCAGCTCCCAGTCCGACCCGGTCACCAGGATGTCGCCAGCCTGCACGGTCGCCTTGTACATGTCCTTGGCCGCCCGGGCCTCCTTGCCCTGCAGCGTCTTCGCGGTGTTCCGCAGGTGCGCCGGCGGCACCGCGGTACCCGAGAACCAGGCCATCGCCAACTCCTGGGCGCTGGCGTACTCGCCGAGCGTCAGCGCCGCCGCCGCCAGAGGCGACAACCCCACCGGCAGACCGGCCTGGCTGTACTGGCGCTCGTGCCACATTTGCTCGGTCGGGTATTTCGTCCCCCTGATCCAGTACTGCAGCTCGCCCTTGACCAGCTTCACCACCACATCGGCCAGCGGCACCAGGTCGATCCTGGCCGGCAAGTCGAGACCGGTCCGCTCCGTGATCAGTCCGAAGGCATTCCCCGACCGGTCCAGGTCGACCTGCGTCGCGAACAGCCACTCCCGGGCCGTCACCGGCTTCCCACCCGCGAACAAGCTCCCCGGGGTGACCAGCGCCGGCGGCGCCGGCACACTCACCCGCACGTCGCCGACCCACCGGTACACGTCCACCGGCATCGACGACACCAGATTCGCCCGCAGCCGCAGCGACGCCCACACCGCGGAGTTGCGCATCGCCTGCTCGGGCGTCACCACCCGGCTCGAGCCCACCCCGAGGCGCTGGCGCGCCAGCTCTTCGAGGGCCGAGGTTCCCGCCACGCGCCGGGCCAGCCACGAACGCAGAGAGGATCGCCAGCTCACCTGTCGTCCCCCTCCCCATCCAGCCCCAGCGACGCCAGCACGTCGTAGTCCTCGCCCAGGTGCTTGCGCGCCTCGTACGCGCCGGCCGCCACCGTCCCGCCCACCAGCGGGCTGATATCCCCCTCGGCGGTCCGCCGTGCCCACGCCCACGCATCACCCAGCGGCCTGGTCCTCGCAGCGGCGTACGCGTCCATCAGCGGCCTCTGACCCATGTGCCGCAGCCGGCCAGCCCGGATCGCATCCGCCACCGCACCGCACGCCGCCGTCACGTCCCGAGCGGTCGGCACCCACAGCTGCCCCCGCTTGGCCTTGTCCTCGCTCGCCGGACGCACCAGGTGCGGGATCTTCAGCTTCAGCTCCGGCCGGGTGGCATCCGCCAGCGGCACCGCCAGACTGCCAGCCGGACCGGCCACGTCCAGCCCCCATGCCACCGGATCCCAGCGCTCCGCCAGCTCCAGCGCCCGGGGCACCACCCAGTCCAGACCCGGCCGGTGGTCAATGACCTCCCAGTGCCAGCCCGCGTCACACGGCCCACAGACCACGATCGCAGCGTGCGACCGGGCCGGCGTCACATCGATCGCGAACGCCACCGGTTCACCGGGCCGGCTGCGGACGTCGACGCAGGCGTTCCACTCCTCGACCGGTGGGATGTTCGGATCCGGCGGCGGCACCTTCCGGCGACGCCTGTTCAGGTACGCCCGATCGAACTCGGAGGGGTCCTTCGACATCTTCTGCAGTTCGGCCCGGATCGTCTCCAGCCGCACCGTATGCCGCCACACCCCGGCCGGATCACAGGTGCATGGCGCCGGCCCGGGGATCGGGCAGAGCGCCGGCATGCACCTCAGCCAGGTCTCCGGGTCGGCGCGGTCGCCGTCCAGGTCCGACCACTCGAGGTAGCAGACGCTCGTCTGCTCGCCAGCCTCGACCATCTCCCGGCCCTGGTCGACGATGGCCGCCAGATAGAGGCTCTTCTCGGTACCCTCCGTGCTGATCACCCAGTGCTGCGGCGACCAGCGCGTGATCATCGCCGGACTGAACGCCTGCTCCAACCGGGCATCCTCGGCCGCGAACGCCTCATCCTCCACACCGAGATCGAGGGTCTCGCCATGTGCTGACGTCTCCCCGGACGCGGTGATGCCCTGTAGCCCGCCGCCATCCCAGCGCAGCGCCTCATCACCGTTGGTCAGCCGCTGACGGAACATCGAGCGGAACGGTGACGCCTCGAGTTTCGGGATGTGCTCCTCGACGAACTTCCTCCGGGCGTTCAGGCGCTTCTGCGCCGCATACAGGCTGGTCTGCCGCGTACCCTGCGCCGGCGCGTACTTGCGCGCCTGGCGGCCCATCTCGGTCATCCGGTGAGTGGTGACCGCCAGGATCTCCGTCGTCTTTCCCGACTGGCGTGGCGTCAACATCCGGACGTTGCGATACACCAACGCCCTCGCGGCCTGGTCGAACTCGAGCGCCACGTCCGCGGCGTACCGCTGCCATGGCATCATCGGCGTGCCGAGCCGTGCCGCGATCCGGGCCACCGCCCGCCCGTACGTCGGCCGAGTCGGGTCGCGCAACGTACCCACCCGGGGTGGGCAGGTCAGTCCGTACGCCGCGTAGATCTCCTCGGCCGACATGCCGGGGTGAAGCTCGATCGCCGGCGCACCCCGGTCACTCCGGGTCGGTGTCGTCTTCGTCGCCACCGGCGTCCTGACCTTCCCAGATCGCCGACAGCGTCGCCCGCAACTCCCGAGCCACCGGTGCCGGCGACTGCAGCGCCCCGCCGTCCAGTGCCCGCGCCAGGGCGTACGCCGACTCGGCCAGCGCCTGCTGCTGGTCGACCAGGTCCGCAAGCTCCTCGACAGCGGCGCGGGTCGCCGTCTCGATCGGCCCGCACGTTGGCACGACCGGGGCCGCGGTGAACGCGTCGGCGTGCTCGCCGAGCAGCTGCCGCGCCGGCACCTGCAGCGCGGCCGCCAACCACAGCAGCTCATCCACGCTCGGCGCGCGGCGCCCGGACTCGAGGTTGCGGTACGCCGCGACGGTCAGCGCCGCCGGCGCGCCGGCCTCCCTGGCCCGGGTCACGACCTCGTCCCGGGTCAGCCCCGAGGCGCCCCGCGCAGCGGTGATCGCAGCGGTGATCGTGGCGCTCACCGGGTGCCCCTGGCGGTCAGATCAGCCCGGAAAACGCGCCCGGGGGGAGAAAAAGGGAGGGATGGGCTGGGGTCCCCCGGGATCGATGATCCTAAAAAAGCGCAGGTCAGCGTCATCGGCACGGTCCGATCAGTCGACGGTCAGCGACCCGGTCACCAGTCACGCGACCTGATCGGCGCAGTGACCACAGCCCGAGGCTTGGCACCCTTACTGCTGTTGCAGCAGCGGTGAGCAGGGCGGCAGTTGTGCAGGCTGTTCGGTTCGCCACCCCGGTCGAGACTCACCATGTGGTCGACGGTGTAGGCGCGGCGATGGTTGGGGTGCAGGTCCAGGTTGATCGACTGGTGGCACAGCCAGCACACCGGCCCGTACACCTCGAGCACCCGATCCCGCAGGCGGCGCCACGGCCGACCCTTGCGACCCGCCGTCCTCGCCACCATCACCCACCGCCCCGAGCCAGGCGCGCAGGACACGCCTCCGCCGGTCACCAGCATCATGGGCGTGCCTTCGAGACCGTGCTGTCGCGTTGACGCACCCGGCCCGGACACGGCGAAGGCCCGCGCCAGGCGGGCCCCTCGACGCAGCGACAGCGCCCCCAGTCCGGACACACGTCACCTGCTCCGCTTCACCTTACAACGGACCCGCGACATCACGTGCCACTCCGCTTGCGGCCTCCCCGCTTCGAGGTCGCGGTGGCCACCTCGGCGTCGAGCACCTCGTCCAGCAGGTAGTACCCGATGCCATCCACCCGGACCGGCCGCCGCACCTTGCCCCTATGCACCCACACGTCGAGCACCTGTCGGGTGATGCCCGCCCGCGCGCACACCACCTCGGCGGTCGCCCACCGCTCGCCCGCCACCTCCAACACCTGGTCCATACCAGCCCCGCTCACCACCCGCGGCCCGCCTGCCCGCTGCGCACCTCCGGCCGACCCGGCACCCGCAGCCGATCGGCGAGGATCTCCCACTCGCTCGCCGGCCAGGCGTGCGCCCGCCCCTCGTACCGCACCCGCTGCCCACACCCACACCCCGGCCCACTGCACCGGCACGCCCGCGCAGTGCACCGCACCACCCACCACCGATGCTGCGGCACCGTCACGTCCACTTCGAGCGACCGGCGCCCGCACGCCGGACAGCGGGCACCACCCGGCCACGGCACCGTCAGCTGCCGCTCGATCCCGGCCGCTGCCTCCGCCCGCTCAGCCGCCCGCTCGAGCAGACCGCGCACCCGGTCCACCCGATGCGCGGGCAGCTCGGCGACGACACACCGCCGGCGTGCCCGCCCGGTCCGGTCCACCACCCACGCCTCACCCGGCCCCGCCAGCCAGTCGATCCCCTCGACCACCCGCCTCGACCCGACCGGCGTCCACGGCGGCACGGTGTCGACCAGGCCGGTCGCGTCGAGCGCGGTCGACACCGCCTCGTACACCTCCGCGTACCCGTCGAGCAGCGCCACCCGGGCCGGCGCCGCGGACGGGCCACCCCACGGACGATCCGACCCGGCCAGGCCGAGCCTGCGGGCACGCGCCTGCTCCGCCTGCTCCCGATACCAGGCTGCGGTACGCACCTCGACCTGGTCCTCGTTTGCCGGCCGCGTCGACGGGCGTGGCTCCCGGCCCGGCTCGGCCAGCACCAGCAGCCAGCCGACCGCCCGGGCCAGCCGGGCCGCCGCTCGGATCGTGTCGTCGATCAGGTCCCGGTACTCCTGGTCTGGTGTCAGCGGCTCGGTGCTCATCGGTCCTCCACAGCGGCACGGGCGGATCGGGGTGCTGGGCGGGCGCCGGCAGGCCAGCCGGCGTCGTCATCGGTCAGGTGGGCGAGGTCGAGTCGGCCCGGATCGAAGGGGTCAGAGAGTCTCCGGCGCTGGTGGGTGGCGGCTGGTGCTGGGGTGCGTGGCTGGGCTTGGGTGGGCGGTCCGGGGCGAGAGCGCTTCGTGTAGACGTCCGGGTCCGCCGAGGTCCGTGGAGTAGGTGGGGGAGCGGCGACCGGATCGGGATCGGCGGCCCCCGCCCCGCCCCGACCCGGACCCTTCCTTGCCGTCGGCCGCGGCTGATCTGTGCGCCGTTCGGCCTGTTCAGGGCGTTCTTCAGCTGCGCGCCGCCGCTGCAGATCAGCGTTCGGACCAACGTCGGGATCAGTGACCGGATCAGTGGTCCGATCAGTGGTCTGTCGCTGATTCGTCGGTGATCGGTCGCTGATCTGTTGCTGATCCCGCGGCTGATTCGCCAACGCGTCGGGCAGGTCGAACACGGCCTGGTCCCGGCCGGCCATGGTGGCCCGCTCCGCCTCGGTCGGCTCCGGCAGCAGCACCATGTCGGCCTCCTGCGGCGTCCGGTGGCCCTTGTGCTCGTTGCAGCGGGCGCAGCACGTCACGAGGTTCTCGCCGGCCGGGCCCGCTGGCGCATCCGGGTCCACGTGATCGAAGTGCAGGACCTTCCGCCGGTCCTTGTTTCGGCCCGACTTCGGGTGCAGGGGGCCGGACTCGCAGTACCGGCAGCACTTCCCATCCCGCAGCCACACGAGGTTCTTCAGGCGGCTGTCGCGCAGGTCCGCCTTCTGCTGCCGGTTGCGGTTGTGCTCCGCTCTCGATGGGTTCCGGCGCAGGAACTTGTGGATGCGGTAGGCGTACCCCTCGGTCCACTCGTCGCCGAGGCACTCGCACTCGTCGCCCGGCTTGTGCAGCAGCGGCGGCCGGCCGAGCACCGGCCGGGTCAGCAGCTCCAGGACCTTCGGCCGGGCGTACTTCGCGGCCAGCTCGGCCGTCAGGTACCCGTCGGTCAGCAGGTGCGCTGATTTGCTCGCCAGGCGCGTGAAGGCGGCTTGGATGGCGTCGAGTAGCGCCTGACTGCCGCCCGAGAGTGCATCCCAGATCACGTCGTCGGCGAACTGGTCGTCGAGCAGGTAGTACGCCACGTCGACCCCCGCCAATTCAATAGATCAACATCGTTGTTACTCGTGAAAGCGAACCGGCGCGGTGACCCACCAAGGTCACCGCGCCGCTCGCCGCGCTCCATCGCTACTCGGTCATTTCGATCCAGCTCGTGTCCGGCGGTGGCTTCGGGCCAGCCGGAATACGCCACCCGCTCGTATCCGCCACTACTGCGTCCACCCCGGCCGGCAGGTACGGCGACGTTTTCACGCCGGCTGCCGGCAGGTCATCCGCTGGCACCCCGAGCGCCTCGGCCACCTGGTCCCCGACCTCCGGCCGGCAGACCACCACCTGCTCCATCCGATGCTGGTGGTCGAGCAGCGTGCCGGAGAGTTCCCTGAGCGTCCGCATCATCTCTTCCGCGCTGAGCGGTGGCGGATGAGCGACTGTGCCGCCTGGACAGTCCGGCTGCACGTCGACCGTCAGCACTCCGAACAGGCCACGCAGGTCTGGGCAGGTGCACAGCGGATGCCGACGGCCGAACCGGCTAGCCTCGGCCATGGCGCAGCTCCTGCAGCTCGGCCAGGCCCTGGCGGTTCCCCGTTGCCATCGCGACCAGGTACCAGTACGAATCGATCGGCATCCCTCGGCGACTCGCGGTGCGGCGCGACCGCCGCAGCTGGCGCGCCGTGAGCACCGGACGTCCGGTCTGGTCAAGGTATGCACAGATGCGCTCGAAGACGCCCGTGTCGCCGCTCCCGTACTGCCGGTCAGCCACGGCTCAGCCCTCCGTCGGCGTGATCGGCTCCACCCGGCGACGCGGCCCACCGCCGACGATCCGGTGTGTCACCAGGTCCGACAGGTCCGCGTGCTGACTCCGGCGCATCCGCCGATACGCCTCGTGCGCCTCGGCGACCCACACAGCCGGAACCGAATCCAGGTACCGGTACGCCTGCAGGACCACCCCGTTCCGGCTGGCCGACAGCACCTCATCCCTGTGCAGCGCCCGCTCCTCGGTGAGATACCACCGCAGCACGGTCCCGTCCATCACCGTCGGGCACTCCACCACGACCGCGGCTGCGGTGCCCTCGCCGAACACCCCGAGCAGCGCCCGGTGCAGTTCGGCCCAAACTTCGTCCACGCCCGCAGTGATCGCAGCCTCGGCCACGTCGGCGGGCAGCTCTACCGTCAGCTCAGCCACGGTCGGCACCGCCCTCCGGGCTGGCGGAGTCCTCGGGCACCTCGGCCGGTGTCGGCTCCTGTGTCCATTCGGCGCTGATGTCGGTACTGGTGATTCGCAGCAGAGCCCGGCCTGGCGCCCCGGCGATGTCGAGCGCGCGGACCATGTCGCGAAGCACTGAGACGTCGGGGTGGTTGGCCCTGAAGCTCGTGACGCGCGTGACGGTGGTCTTTCCCGTGGTGACCGTGTCGCCGGACCTAGCGCCGGTACTGATGGTCGTGGTCTCGGTAACCCAGGTGACGATCTCAGCCACGGTCGGCACCACCCTCCGGGTCGCTGGCGGCCTCGATGGCCTCAGCCGAAGTCGGCTCCCGGCCTTCCGGCAGCGGCCCGGTGACGGCGACCGTAAACGGCCCCCGCACACCGGCGCTGAACCGCTCCGCCGCCTCGAGCGCCATCACCACACGCTCCGGTGGCGTCCACGGGGTGATGTGCAGGTCCGGCCTCGACGCGAACAGCGCGCCCATGGCCACCTGTGCGCCGCAGCCGACCGCGTCGTACCCGTCAGCCGCCTCGCCGACCTGGTAGTCGCTTTCGATTCGGAACAGCCGCCCAGCCACACCGACCAGCAGCGTGCCGGCGCTCTCCCGCTCCTGGTCCTTCGTTGCCCAGCCGGCGAGCTTCAGGGCCTCGCGCAGACCGTCTATGACCTTTGTGCACATGAACCCGTGCAGGTCCTTGGCCACCAGGGCACCCGGAGGTGGGGTGAACGCGTAGCGGATGACCTGACCCATCCGGAACGAACTCGTGAACCCCACCACGTAGCCGCCAGGCAGCGTGAAGACCTTGGGATCGGACCGGACCATCAGGTCGAGCCCTGCCACGCCGGCGGAGTCGCCCCCGACGTACACCTGGCCGTCGTGGACCAGGCCCACGATCGCCGTCATGCCCGCACCTCCGGAGCGTCACCCTCGAGCGCTCCGACCGGGGTGGTCGGCGGCGTCCAGCCGGCGCGCACCAGCAGGTCCCGGGTCGCCTCCGGCATCACCACGGTGACCGCGTCCTCGGTCACGTCGCTGGCGCTCACGGCCAGCTCGAGCGTCAGCGTCGGCAGGCGGCGGTACCCGTGGGTCAGCGTTAGGCCGCTGATCGCGTGCTCGACCCTGACCCCACCGATCTCCACCTGTACGTCGTGCGGCTTCACACCGCCCGCGATGCGTAGCCGCTGCGGACCGTGCAGCAACACCACGTCCTGATCTCCGGCCGTCGGCAGATCCACCCTGGCCGGCGCCGACACATCCACCACCACGTCCCGGCTCACCGGTCACCACCAGTCCGCACACCGGACGCGGTGCGCAGGTTGAACACCTCGGCGTCGCCGGCCGGGGCCGGACGCTCGTCCACCCCCGGGATCGGGTCCCGCTTCCACCGACGGTCCTTCATGTCGTGCAGCAGCTGCGCCAGCTGCTCCTCGTCCACATCCGTCAGAGCCGGCTCGATCCACTCGATCGCCAACTTGAAGATCTTGTCTCCGTTGTCCAGCCGGTCCTCGATCGCTGCCGTCTCCAGCTGCACCACGGCGAACCGGGGACGCCCTGGCGCCTCGAGCAACTGCCGGAACAGCTCCGACATCCCGTTGCGGCCCTCCTGTTTCGGCAGCGCCGCCTTGATCTTCGTCCCCATCAGGTCCTTCCTCGTGGTGCTGGTAGCTGGTCAGGCGACCCGGCGCAGGTGCCGGATCGGTCGGTGCCGCCGACGCGGCGGCCAGTCCTCGGCGAGGACCCGGCGGCGCTCCGCGATCAGCGCTGGGGTATCCACGGGCACCGGCGGCAGCCGTGGTGTGGCGTAGCGCTCGACGACCAGGGCGTCGAGCAGCCGGCGGCGGGCCCGGGTCACCGAGCACCCCCGGGATACGTCGTGCCGGCCGGCGGGTACGACGCGTCGGCCCGGGCCCGATGCGACGGATCACCACCTGGTATGTGCGACGGCTCGGCGCTGGCGTACGCCTCCCACGCCCGGCCGACAGCACCCGACCCCGGGAACAGGTCATCGAAGCTGTCGCCGGGCAGGGCGCCGAGCAGGTCGAACAGCCAGCCGCAGAACGCGGCCGGTTTGGTGCCGACCACCCGGCCGGGCAGGGTGGTCATCGGGGCGACGCCGTGAACCAGGGAGTCGACCCGTCGCGCCTGCAGCGCCCCGTCCCCACGCGACGGATCGGCCGGCCGGCCGCCGTGGTAGATCACCGGCTCCCACGCGTTCAGCGGCCACCTGCTGACCGTGGGCCGCTCGCCGCGGTGCCACGCCGCGACCCGCACACCGCGCGGACACAGGGCCAGCACGGCGGGCAGCGCCGCTGCCGAGGTCGACAGCGCCCACCCGTCGTACGTCGACAACGTACGGATCAGGGCGGCGTGGTCGACCTCGCCGGCGTAGTCCGGGTGGCCCCGGTACAGCCACGCCTTGCCCGGGTATGGCGGGTCGGCGTAGGCGAGGCGTAGCTGGCGGCCGGGGTCGACGGATCGCCACGGCACACCGACGGTGCGGGTGAAGCGGTGGCGGGCCTGCCGACACCTGGTTGAGCAGCACACCGCGTCCCGCCGAGCCCGCGCCGGGATCGGCCCGGAGCACCAGGCGCACTGCCGACGCGTCGGCGAGGTCCTGGGCGACGCGTCCATGCCGGCGTCACCCGACGCGTCGCCCGCCTCGGGGTGCGACGCGTCGGACGTGGCCCGGAGCGACGCGTCGCGCAACACCACGGCGCTACCCATCGCGCTCACCGAGGATCCGGGCGTCCAGCTCCCGGGCCGCGTCCGGTGTCGGCGGCGGCCCGGCCGGCACCCGGGGCCGCGGCGCCGGCCGCATCCGGTGACGCGCGTCGCCCGGCTTGCCCATCAGGCCGCAGGCCCGGCACACTTTCCGGCCGCTGAAGTCCTCGCGCAGCTCCGGATCCGGATCCAGGTCGTGTTTCCCCCGGGGTGCCGCCTGGCCGGTCACGATGCCGCGCCGATCAGGTCGAGCAGGCTCGACTGCACCGGTGCGCGCCGCTCGGCCGGCGTAGGCCGCCGTTGGTCCGGACGGCACGACTCCCACACGGCTGCCACCGACACCTGCAGCCGCGCGCTGACCGCCTCCCACGCCGGGCCCGACCGGGGCGCCCAGTCGCGCAGGTACACGCACCGGGCGTCCATCGCGTCGGCCAGCTGCCCGCACGCCTCGGTCGACGCGTGGGTGAGCTGCGCCCACACCCGCTCCCACGGCGCCCAGATCTGCCGCCGGCGGGACTGCGGAGCGTCCCAGAAGACGCGCACACCATCGGCGTCGACGGCCCACGCGAGGCCGTAGCCGAGCGTCCCGCACCCGAACTCCCGGGCCAGGTGCGACGGGTCCGCGGTGGCCAGCGCCATGCCGACCCGGTACGGGTCGGGGCAGGCAATCACCCCGGCCGCCCACTCGGCGATGTCCGTGTCCGGCTTGACGAGCTGGGCGCCGACGACCTCCTGCGCGACGACGACCGCCGCCTTGAGCTGGGCCAGCAGTGCCCGCTGGATCTGCCCGCTCACGGCTCGATCACCTCCTGGTCCTGCCCGTCGTCCATGCCGGGTAGGGCCGGGCCGGTCTGGACCACCCGGCGGGTACGCGGGCGGGGCGGGCGATGCCCGGTTCGCTTCCGCTCGCACTCGTCACCGCGCCCGCGGCGGCGGCTCTCCAACCGCCGCAGCGGGCGCCCGCACTCCGAGCACGACACCGGCACCCGCTCATCCACCGGTGCCCGCCTCCCGCTCACTGCGGCAGTGTGGGCACTCGGCGGTCACGTCCGGCAGGTCCTGGCCGAGCGCCCCCGCAGCCACCTCCCCGGTGGTCGCGTCGCCGAGGTGCCCGCGGCAGCCGTTGCACGCCCGCTGGGGCGCCTCCCACTCCACGGCCCCCGGGTCTCCCTCGACCCTGGTCCACGTCCGCGGCAGGTACAGCGCCCGGTGGCGTCCACAGAATGGGCCCGCGCCGGCCACTTCCTGCCGGCACATGTCCAGACCGGTCGCGCCCATCGTCGGGCAGCGCATCGGGCCGTCGCGGTGGTTGTCCTCCGCGAGCAGCTGCAGCAGGTGCCGGATCCCGGCCGCCTCGTCGGCGACGTTGTCCCGGCTGGGTCGCATCTCCCGCGGGTAGTCCAGGTAGCCGCGGCGGTGCGCGTACATGCCGCCCGGGTGCTGCGCCCACCAGTCGGCGGCCCGCCTGGCGATGACGTTCCCAGCGGCGGCCCACGGGTCAGCGGGCGGTTCGGGTAGCTCACCGTCGTCCCAGCCCATCGTGTGCGCCAGGGACGCCACCGCTGTCGGGTAGAACGTGACCAGCCGGCGGCCGACCAGCTGCCGCACCTGGTCTTCCGCCTCGGCGGGCCGCAGGGCCGGCGGCCCCTGATCGGTGTGGTGCTCGCGCCAGCTGTCGACGATCGGCACATCCAGCGCCCGAATGATCGTCGTGTCGATCAGCTTGTGACCGGACACCACCTCCACGGCCATCACCGCCCGGTACATGACCCCCGGGAGCGCGGGGACGCCCTGCTGCGCCAGGATCACCGCGGTCGGGTCCTGCAGCACCTCACGGGCCCACTGGACCGCGGCGCCGCGGCGGCGGTTCGCGTCGGCCCACCACGACGCCTCCGCCTCGGCCTCGATGCAGCCCTGGCACATCCGGCGCCCGGTGGTCGGCGCCTCGGTGCGGGCCGCCGCCCGCGGGTACGGATCCTGCTGCGTCGCGCCGCAGCGGGCGCACGTCCGGCGCGCTGCGTGCCGGGCCTGCTGCCGCTCGGTCATCGGCCGCATCGGGGTGGCTGCCTCGATCCGGTAGAGCGGGACGTAGATCCACTTCGCCGTGCCGTCGCGCGTCAGCAGGGACGCCTCCGGCTCCTGGCCTGCAGCCAGGTTCCGGCGGTGCAGCTGCCGCAACTCGGTCTTCGTGGCCAACCCCGGGCGCTCGTGCACCGGGGTCTGCCGGTACAGCGGCCGGCCCGCCGGGCACTTGTTGTCCTTGAGGTTCGGGTTCGTCGCCGGCATCATCGGCCGCCTCTCTGCGGGTAGAAGCCACGGGTGATCAGCTCGAACTCCCGGTCGCGAAGCGCCGGGTCGGCGAGCATGCGGTCCAGCCGGGCCCGCATCTGCCGCCGCCGGTCCGGGCGGCGCGGTGCGAGCGCCGCGGCGGCCGGGCCCGAGCGGGCCGGCTGGCTGGGAGTACCACCGCCGGCCGGGGCCGGGCTGCCGGGGCCGCGGTCGTCGGCGAGCTGCTCGGCCGCTGCCGCGTTCGGGGGCGGCGGGTACGCCCACGTCGCCACGAGCACCAGCCCGCGACCGACAGCGCGCACCAGGCCGGCACCCCACGGGGCCGGGTGGCGGGCGCACCACTCACACAGCAACAGCGCCAGCAGCACCACCAGCCAGATCAGGTGGCCGGCGATCGCCGGCCAGCCGAGCAGCGCCACCACGGCCGCCACCAGGGCGCCCACGGTGACCAGCGCCAGGGCCGGGCGCAGCTCGCGCGGATACCGGTCCGCGGCGGCCTTGATGCGGGTCAGCATGAGATCCCCCACGACGGTGAGATGCGGTCAGCGAGGTTGCGGCAGGCCCGCGCCTGGCTGGCCTTCACCGCGCCCACGGTGAGCCGGGCGGCGGCTGCGGACTCCTCCACGGACAGGCCGCGGTAGAAGCGGTCCTCGATCGTGCGGCGCTGCCCCGGCACCAGGGCGGCCACCGCCACCCCGAGGCACTGGCGCAGGGCAGCCAGCTCGGCCAGCTCGGCCGGACCGGGCTCCCGCGACGTGACATCAGGGACGTCAACGCACTCCGAGTCCGATGCCCGGCGGCGCACCGCGGCGGACTTGTAGTGGTCAGCGACGATGTTGCGGGCGACCGCCACCAGCCACGCCCCCGGATCCGCGGCGGTGCGCCGCACCCGGCCGATGCCCTGCAGCGCCCGTACGAACGTGTCCGCGGTCAGGTCCTCCGCCAGCTGCCGATGCGACCGCACCCGGCGGCACACGAAGCGGTACACGGTGTCGAAGTACCGCTCGTAGAGCTGCCCGAACGCGTCCCGGTCGCCGGCCTGCGCCCGCGCCACCAGGGCCCACGCCTCGACCCGGTCCGCCGGCACAGGCGGCACGGGCCCGGTCACCACGGCAGATCCTTGGGCAGCACATCCGCCATCAGCTCGACCCGCTGCGCGCAGGTCGGACAGCGCGGCAGGGCCAGGTCCAACCCGGCGGCCGGCGGCACAGTCAGCACCACCGGGTGGTCGCACAACGCCCACGGCGACCGTTTGCCGTCGACGACCAGGAACAGGTGCAGGTGCCCGTCGCGGCCCGCCACGGCCACCGCGGACAGCGGCGGGGTGGCCGCCGGCGGGGCGGGGTCGACGGTCGACGCGTCGCCTGCGGGCCCGGCCGACGCCTCACGGTACGGGTCGGCGTCGAAGAACACCCCGACGCGCAGACCGGCGAACCGGCGGACGGCGCGGCGGACCGGGCCGTCCTGCTGCGGCTGCACTCCCAGCGCCGTGGCAACCCGGTCCACCGCCGCGTCGCCGTCGGCGTCGTCGAGCTCGTGGATCGGCACGACGTGCCAGCGGGCCATGGTCGGCAGCTCCACCTCGGGGTGGTCGGCCAGCCAGTCCGCGTACTGGACCAGGCCGCCGATCAGGTCGACGTGCGGATGGTCGACCGGCACCGGCCGCGGCACCGGGCGGAGCAGCTGGGTGGCGTGCGGGTGACGCTGACCCGGCAGCTCGACCAGACCCGCGTCGACCAGCTGGCCGCGCACCAGCCGCAGCACCTCGTCCACGTCGCCCTCGGCCACGTCACTCTCGGCCACCAGTTCGCTGCCAGCCGGGCCGATGCACCGATGCTTCGCGACAGCCGCGGCCAGCCGGGGCCACAGTCCACGGCCACGGAAGATCAGGTCAGCGTCGCGATCGGTGCGGCAGGCGATGTACACCTCATCGCCGTCGGCGGTCACCATCGGGTCGCACGCCGATGTCACCGCCCGGTCGTCGGCGGCCGGGCCGTCGACGTCGACGACCCGCTCCGGCGCGGTGGTAGGCACCGCTGGCGGACGGATCCGCATCCGGACCAGGGTGTCGGCGATCGCGGCGAGCGACCCGGCGGTGGCCACCACCGCCGCCGTCCGCACCCACTCGATGTCGTCGACGTGGTCCGACTGCGCCCGGTCGAACACCGCCCGGGCCCGCGCCGTCAACTTGTCGCTCCAGGTCATCGCGCATCTCCATCCTGCTCGGCACGGTGGGTTGCGAGCATCTGGCGCTCGGCGTCCGACAGCGGTCCACCTGCGAGGTCGAGCACCCGGCGGTACTCGGCGTCAGCCGCAGCCTGGCCGTGGTCGGCGTACTTCTCGGCGCCCGCCTCGGCCGCGGCGGTCTCGATCTCGTCGAGCCCGGTCGCCGTGATCACGTACCAGCGCGACCCGGGGGAGCGGAGCGCACCCTCCCGAACCCAGCCGGAGGCGAGCGCCTCGACGACCCGGTTGGTGCGCTTGTGGCCGCCCACGTGCCACGCCTGACCCGCCTCCGCGTACACCTGCCGCCGGCGTACCTCACCGAGGAACCGCAGCCGCGACGGAGTCATCGCGTGGATGTACAGCTTCGGCGGCACCGGGCCGCAGCGCGGCATGTCCCCGTCGGGCTGGGTGGCCGGGGCGGAGCCGCGAATCTCCGCCCCGACCGTGGACGCCGCGCCGCGAACCGCGGCGTCCGGATCCCCGGCGGGGGTCAATACCGGGGAGTCTGGTGCCGGGGCAGGCTGCGAGCCACCGCCCGCCCCGGCCGGGGACGCGGCACCCGACCGGGCCGCGTCCTGGTCTTCGAGGTGCGTCCGGTACGCCTCCCAGATCGCCACCATGCGCCGCAGCAGCAGGTCGTGATCCGGGGTGCCGGCGGCCAAGAGGCCGATGATGGCGCCGAGCATGTTCAGGATCCGGGCCTCGCCGAACCCGACCTGACGCCACGCCTCGAGCGCCGCAGCGGCGCGGCGCCGGTCGTCGGCGGTCGGGGTGATCGGGGCGCTCACTCGGTCACCGCCGGAAGGGTCGCGGTGGTGCCCGGGTCGGCTGGCGGCGTGCAGGCCGCACACAGCGGGTCGTCGCCGCCGGGGTGGTCCTCCGGGAGCAGCTCGCCGCAGCCGGCGCAGCTGTCGAGGATCAGGGACAGGCGCAGCGACACCGCGATGTCCGCCACCAGGTCGTCTGGTGAGCGCATCGTGGCGATCGCCGACAGGTAGACGATGCCGCCCGAGGTGCGCTCCGGGTGCACCGTGACCCGGGTGTCCTGCTCGCCCAGCCAGCGCAGCCACGCCGCGTACGCGGCCCGCGTCTCCTGCCGCGAGCAGTTCCGGGCCGTCTGGGTGGCCTGCACCCCGTACAGGTTGATCTGCCACAGCATCGGCGGCAGGTCCAGCAGCTGCACCAGGCGCAGCAGCATCTGCGCGGCCAGCCGCAGCCGCCGCTGCGTCCACGGGTCCTGGCCGGTCACGGGGTCACCGCCGGCAGGGTCGCGGTGGTGCCCGGGTCGGCCGGCCAGCCGTAGGCCACGACCCAACCCGACCCCACGCTGAGCCGGTCCACCGTCGCTCCGAGCCCAGCCAGCTCCTCACGCAGCACCGTGCAGACGTGGATCGTGTCGTCCCGGTCGGCGGAGATCGTGTCGCGCATGCCCGACACGACTGTCTCCACCGTCCACGACCCGAACTCCCACGTGGCCGTGGCCAGCTCCGGGACGGTGCGCGAGGCGGGCGGCGGGGCGGCGTCCGGGGTGAACCACTTGCTCCTGCTCGACGCCGGATACGGCCGGTGCAGCGCGGCCTGCGCCGGCTCGGCCGGGTCGACCGGCCCGTGGTGGTACAGCGCCCACACCAGGAGGCTCACGTCCGAGCGGCCCGTGGTCGAGTACGTCCGGCCCGTCCGCGCCCACACCAGCTCGGGCTGGTCTGGCTGGACCGTCGTGGAGTACGCCCGGCCCGTGCGCGTCCATACCGGCCCTGGCAGGCCGAGGCGCTCCGCCCACGCCTCCACCGCGCCGGTGGTCGCGAGCTTCAGCGCCACCATCCGCTCGGCGTCGTAAATGGTGATCTCGACCGGCACGGGCAGGCCGCCCTGCGACGGGGCGATCAGCATCGCAATCTCGCCGAACATGGCCAGGCGCTGCGCCTCGGCCGGGTCCGGTTGTTCCGGGTGCGCCCCGGTCTGCGGTACCGTTGTCATCGACCTTGACCTCACTTCTTGGTCACGAGCCCCGGCCGGCGCAACGGCTGGGGCTCAACTCGTTTCAGGACCGGGCGCCAACTGTCTGGCCGGCGCTCACGCGTTCGCTCGTTCCGAACCACCGGCGGAGCGACTCGTCGCTCACCTCGACTCCGGCGAGCCGACTCACCTCCGCCGCGACGGCCCGCCACGGAACGCTCAGCCGCCGCATCTCGGCGACGCGCTCCTCAAGGTCTCCCTCGATCTGGCGCTCGATGAGCTGCCTGACCACACTTTTGCGTGCCATGGCTTGAGTGTGGCATACCACCACTTCAGAGGCAATCAGTTCAGCCGGGCGTGGCCCGTCTTTTCTGCCGGTGCTCATTTATGTCGATGGGATTGCCTAACGTGTGGCACGCCGCCACAATCTGACCCATGGGGAAAGAAGCCGGAGAGCACTCACTTGCCACGCCTGCGACAACCCAGCCGAAAGGAGACATACCTGCCGATACGTTCTCGGCCCGACTGATCCTTGCGCGACACCACGCTGGCCACATCGGACAGCGAGAAGCCGCAGATCGATGCGGTGTCAACTACAACTCGTGGTCGAACTGGGAGCTAGGCCGCAGACCACGGGATCAGGTCGAGGTCTGCCGGGCGATCGCCGACGGCCTCGGCATCGACTTCGACTGGTTGCTGTTCGGCGGTCCGCTTCTCGGAGCGCGCGGCCGGCCCGTCCCCCGGACGAACGGGGGAGACGTACCTACGTTGGCGAATCATGGTCAACCCGAACGACCCACTCCGACCAGCCCGAACGGGCCACTGACGAACATCTCGCGACATCCCTCCACCGAATGCCCGTCACCCGGCCGCCGAGCACGCCGGATCATCGACCCGGCGGGCGAGGCGCACCTGCGGGCCGCAGCATGAGGATCCTCGCCATGGATGATTTGATCACCCGGCACCTGCGCCACACGCAGGCCGCCGGATTCTCCGACCACACCATCGGCGACCGCCGGTACGTGCTCGCCGCACTCGACCGCGACCTGCCGTTCGGGCTGGTCTCGGCGACCGTCGAGGAGCTCGAAGACTGGCTGGCCAACCCGAAGTGGAAGCCCGAGACCCGCGCCACCTACTTCGGACACATCGTCGGGTTCTTCACCTGGGCGTGCCGGCCGGACCGGCCGCAGCTCGACTACAACCCGGCGGCGGGCCTGGCGCGCCCGAAGGTACACAAGGGCGTGCCGCGCATGCCCGAGGACGCCGAGGTGGCCTACGCCCTCGCGACCGCCCCGGACCCCTGGCGGCGGTGCATGACCATCGCCGCGTACGGCGGGCTGCGCTGCGAAGAGATCGCACTCCTCGAGCGCCAGCACATCACCGAGGAGCGGATCATCGTGCTGCACGGCAAGGGCCGCAAACAGCGCTACGTCCCCACCCACCCCCGGATCTGGGCGTCGGTATGCGCACTGCCCCCCGGGCCCGTGGTCGGGCCGAAGCCACGGACGGGGGCGCCGGCCGACGCGCACTGGGTCACCATGGGCGGCGCCGCGGCGTTCGACCGGATCGGCCTACCGCAGATCACCATGCACTGGCTGCGCCACTGGTTCGCCACCCGCGCGCTCGACGGCGGCGCGAACCTCCGGGTCGTGCAGGAGCTGCTCGGCCACTCTGACCCGGGCACCACCGCCCGGTACACCCACGTGCGAGACGAGCAGTGCACGGCGGCAATCCGCGCACTGCCCGACCTTCCAGCGTCCAAGTAGGCACCCGGACGCACCCAGTGTGCCACCGGCCCCGCGACCAGACCATCGGTCGCGGGGCCGGTGACCTGCTCAGCGGCGGCGGCGGCTGCGGCGGCCGGCGAGCATCGCCCGAATCCGGCCGGTCGTCTCGCCGAGCACGTCGGCTATATCCCTAGGCGCCAGGCCCTTCGCGGCCATCCGCACCGCCAGGTCGTCCACCCGGATGCCCGGCCGCGACAGCCGCACGTACGCCACCTCGCCCCCGGCCGCCGCGACCAGTCGATCCAGCCGATCCCCCGGGTGCCCGACCGCAGCCAGCGCCCGGTCCGCGTCCCCGGCGCCGATCACCTGCGCCGCGTCCGCCGGCGACCGGGCGATCGCCGTGACCCGCCACCCCTGCTCAGCGGCGTGATCCTGACACAGGTGCAGCTGCCGGGCGACGTCGAGATGACCGGCAGCGTCGAGCACGATGACCGTCCTTGGCATCGTCGCGCCCCCGGTTACGCCCGGCGCAGTGGTCTACTGGGTGGCTGCGGTTCTGCCGGCGGCAGCGGCGGGATCGCGTCGCACGCCACGAGCAGCTGCACGCGGTGAGTCCGGCAGGCGCGCTCATCCAGGGCATACCCCTCGATCCACACCCAGTCGCCGCCATACCAGTCCGAGATGTCCAGCCGCACCCCGGCCACCTCGACCCACCGCGCGTAGCCACCCGGCCACCGCCACTGGTCCGCCTCGAGGTGGAGGACCTGGCCCACGAGCGGGACGCACCGGGGCGGCACGGACGCGCCCCCGGTCCGCTCAGACACCGGACCGGGCCGATCTGGTCGCCCGCCAGTCCGGGCAGTGCCGCAGCGGCAGCCCACAGACACACCGCCGGCGGCACCACCAGCGCCCCGGCCGTGATCGATGGTGCAACTGGAACAGCGGAGACATGGCACCTCCCGGCTCTGCATGGGTGGCGGCCGGCATGGGTACGGGCAGTGCCGGCCGCCACGTCGCGGGGCGTGACGGCGGGGCGCCATTCCCGGCCGCCCCGCCGGAGTGCCAGGTTGCGTGCACCTACCCCTAGGAATCGCCCCCAGTGGCACCCATCACTCAAGCTACACTCATGCAGATGTCTCGGTCTAGATGAGTAGGTCTGGTGCTACTGATTAATCACCCGGGTACGGTGGGCGACGTGCCTACCCCGCATGAGCGGCCGCGACACCTCGTGGTTGCGGACGAACTGCGTCGCCGAATCCTCAGCGGAGAGATACCGGCCGGCGCCCTACTGCCGTCCCAGTCCATGATCATGGATGAATTCGGGATCGCGCTGGGCACCGCCCGTGAGGCCGTCCGGGTTCTGCGCGACGACGGCCTGGTCGTCACCGAGCACGGCCGCGGCACCATCGCCCGACCGCCCGGCCCTGCGCGACGGCGCGCCTCTGAGCGCTACCGCGTCGACCGGCAGATGCTCACCGCCGGCGGCGACATCGAGACCCCGTTCACGCACGACCACCACACCACCTGGACCAGTGGACGCCTCGACCGCCAGTTCAGCATCGTCGCGGCCGACGACCGGGTCGCTCGCCTGTTCGACGTCTCGCCGGGCACCGCGCTACTCGAGCGGCGATTCGTGTTCTGGGCGGCCGGCACCGTTGAGCAGATGTCCACGTCCTACATGCTGGCGGACATGGTCGCCGGCACCCCGGTCGCCGACCCCGGCCGGGAGCCATGGCCCGGCGGCACTATCGCCCAGATGCACAGCCTCGGGATCGCTGTCACCGGCGTGCGAGAGACCGTCACCGTGCGGCGCGCAACCCCGGACGAATCAGGCACGCTCCGCATCGCCAGTGGCGCCCCGGTCGTCGTCATTACCCGGCAGATGGTCGCCGGCGACCGCATCGTCGAGGTTGCCGCGGACATTGTGATGCCCGCCGACCGGATCGCCCTCGAGTACTGGATCCCGCTCGACTGATCGCAATGCGAAGATGTGCCCCCGCTCCGGAGAGCGGGGGCGCGGCGTCCCGGCTGGCACTGCGCGGACGGTGCCGCGTGTCAGGGGCGGGTCGTCAGGACTTCCTGCAGCTGAGGACGATTTGCTCGCCGGGCGCCAGCTGGGTACCTGCCGGCGGCTCCTGCTTCACGACGGTCCAGTTCTGCGGCAGCAGGACGACGGTGTACAGGGGGTCCGCCGACCCGTAGGTGACGTTCTCCGGGCGGACGCCGAGGCGCTTCAGCTCATCGGTGGCGATCGCCGCATTCTTGCCCACCAAGCTCGGCATCGCCGGCGGCGGTGGCGGCGTCGTTGTCCGGGGAGGGGTCGGAGACGACGGCGCGGTGGTCGCCGGCCGCTCCTGCGCGACTGGCGGCACGTAGGTGCCGACTGCGGTCGGACGCTCCCGCTCATAGCTGATGGAACCGATGATCGTGAGCGCACCACACAGGCCGCACGAACCGGTCACGAGCGTTGCGGCGAGGATGGCGACGATCAGCCCGGTACGACTGCGCCGGGAGTTGGGCACGGTGATCGTGGGATACGGGGACTGGGGATACATGCCCTGAGTGTCGGCCCAGCCGACAACCGCTCAGCCCCGATGTCACCCATCCGTGGGCGAGGTACGGCCGGCCCCGCTCCGGGCCTCGCGCCGCAGTGCCCGAGCCGCCAGCACCCCGAACACTGCGTTGGCGACGACGTACGGCCATTGCCCGGTCGCCCACGCGTAGGTGGCAGCCGCCGGCGCGAGCACCACGCCGGCAATCGTCCACCCGGCCAGCCGCCGCCGGTGCGGCGCCGAGCCCACCAGGTACATGTGCAGCCAGCTGACCAGCGTCAGCAGCGCCGGACCCACCACCAGCAGCGACACCATGCCCCCCAACGTGAGATGCCCCGCCCGCGGCGGTCGCGGGCGGGGCCTTGAGTACCGATGTCCGTCTACGCCGGCGGCGGCAGCGACGGCACCCGTGACGGGTCCAGCCACCGGCGATGCGCCCACGCCACCATTGGGGTCACGGCCGCCATCGCTGCGGCAATACCGGCCGACCCGGCGACGTGACCCCAGTCCACCGACCCACCGGCCGCCGCGGTCGCCAGGGCCGCTTGCAGGACCTGCCACGCCGCGTCGCCGGCAGCCACCAGGGCCCCCGCCACCACCGTCTGCAGGAGCGTCCTGGCCGCCCGGTTGCGCGCGTCGAGCTTCAGCACGATGCCCCCCTTCAGGGCTTGTGGTCGACCACGTTGGTCACGAGCTGGACGACCGCGCCACCACCGGCGGTGAGCAGCGCCGCATACACCAGCCGCCGCATCGCCGTCCCGCCGTCCTGGATCGCCTTGATCTGCGCCTCGACCGCCCGTATCCGCACGTCGGCGGTGCGCTGCTCGGCGTCGTAGACGTCCTTGCGGACCACGTCGCCACGCAGTGCGCGGACCTCGCTGCGAACATCGGACACCAGCCTGCCGATCTCCCCGAGGGTCACGGCCTCAGTGTCGAGCACCTGATCGTCCCCCGTCACGACCGGTCAGCCTCTCGAGGGGGTCGCCCCGTCCAGGCCGCCCAGGACACGGCGGATCGCCGCCTCGATCCGGGCGTCGAGGCTCGCGGCGAGGTCGGCGACGATCGCGGCCCGGTCCGAGGCGGTCAGCGCCAGCGTGCCGGCCGGTCGGGCCACCAGCTGGTCCAGCTGCTGCGCCACGACCGACTGCCACGCCTCGTCGCGTTGCCGCCACTTGACCGGCTCCACGCTGGTCCCATCGCTGGCCTTCGACAACCCCTGGCTCCACGCGTGGATCACGTGATCGGTGTGCTGAGACACGTCGTCGTCTCCAATCCATCTGGTCGTGCTGTCCGCCCGATCGTCGCCGACCACCGACACATGCATGTGGTGGTCGTGCGGGTTGCTGCCGGTGTAGGTGCGCCACGTCCAAGGCGACGCCGTGGCGCTGAAGATCCTCCTGCTGAAGATCACGTACTTGATCCGCGGGTCCCGCGACACCCGGAGCGCCTCGGCCAGCCGCCCCATGTCCGCACCATGGGCCGGATCGTGGGTCAGGTCCATCGCCCGCACCACCCCGCCGGAGTCCGGGTTGTGGTCGCTGGTCGTGCCGGCGTGCGCGGCGTCGCCGATCGTGCCGTCGCTGGACCGGCTGCGGGCCGGGTACATCGCGTCGACCTGGTCACGCAGGACCAGCAGTGACTGCGCCACGCGCCATGCCGCCATCGTCATCACCTCTCAGGCCGTGCGGAGTGTGCCGCCGGTGCCGACCTTGACCAGCGTGTTGAACGCCACGGTGCTCGGGCTGCTGCCGCCGCTCTCCAGCTGGACGTTGCCCGCGCCCGACGTCCTCAGGAGCGAGGCGTAGATGGTGGTGGCGCCGGACCCGGCCGCGATGAACGGGATTGCCCACGCCACGTTGATGCCGGCGCCGCCCGCCGGGGTCTTGCCCAGCCGCACCGACCCGAGGTGCGGGCCCGAGGTCGCGGTCGTGGTGCGGAACCGCACCTGGAACTCGGACGTGCCGTCGCTGGTGGCGTAGATGGCCTGCCCGATGATTACGTACGCGGCGCCGGCGACCAGGGTGCCCGACAGGCGCGGCGCCGCCACATCGACCTCGGCGCCAGCCCCCGCGAAGGCAAAAAACGGGTTGGTTGTGATCTTCACCGCGTCGATCAGGTTGCCCTCGATCGCGGCGAGCCGGGCCCGGTCGGCGGTGACCGCCGTGTCGACGGACTCCGCCAGCAGCTGCAGGTGTGTCCAGAGCTGGACGTTGTCCGTGCTGGCCGGGTAGACCAGGCCGAGCGGCGTGGTGGGCATCAGCGCCTCCAGTCGATGACGAGCGTCCAGGCCGGACCCCAGGACCCGCGGCCGAGCGTGCGCACGTACGGGGTTGAGGTGACCACGTAGATGCTGAGCCCACCCGCGGCGCCGTCGACGATCGCCTGCGCCCACGCCGCCGGCAGCCCGAAGACCGTCTCGGCGCCGACGGCCAGGGCCGGCCCGGCCATGGCGTCCACCACCGTCGGGGCACCCGCCGGCCGGGTGGCCTCGGCGATCCGGTGCAGGGTGGTGGTCTGCGCCGCGTAGGTGCCGCCGGTACCACGGCGCATATGCACCCGCGCCCCGGTCACCGTCGCCCCCGCCAGCGACCGGGGAAGGCTGCCGTAGAAGGCGCAGCCCGTGTGCAGGCCCCACCCGCCGTACTGGCCCTGGTAGACGTCGTCGTTGTCGGTTCGCCAACTCCCACGCCAGGAGCGGGTCTCCACCGGTGGACACACCAGCTGCCCGCTGGTGGGTCGCCCCACATCCGGGGAGGTGTCCCCACTGCCCGGGGTCACCGTCGGGGTCGCGGTGCCCAGCCGCCCGACCACCACCCAGGACGATCCCTGCCTGGTGATGAGCACCGGGTCGTTCGCGGCGATGGTCACCCCGCGCAGCACGGCCGCGGTGACCACGGCGCCACCGACGGAGACGGTCACGGTCGCCCCGGACACCGCCGCGGTGGCGGTGCCGATCAGCACCCCGGACCCGGCGGTCGGGGTGGCGACGTCGGCGAGGTCAGCCACGGATGCGCACCCCCACCCGCATCGGCCCGTCCGCCGGGGTCAGCGGCATCGTCAGGCGCTCCACCACCCCGGTGCCGGCGTCGATGGTGACCGTGTCGCCGGCCTGCAGCGCCGGGTGCGGCACCGCCTCCACCTCGAACAGCCGGCTGGCCTGCCGCTGCCGGCGGGCCAGGATGCTCGCCGCGGCCGCCTGACACTGCTCCGGCGTCGTCAGCAGCGGCGACTGGAAGAAGTAGGGCACCGGTAGCGGGTTGAACGCACCGGCCGCGTCGAGGGGGCCGCCGGAGGCGTCCGCCGCGATGCCCTGCACCGCCTGCCCGTCGGCGGTGGTGCCGCGGGCCACCACCACGGTGGCGGCGCCGTCGCGGCTCAACCCGCCGCCCGCCGCGATCTGGATCCCGCCCGGGATGTCGGACAGGTCGAGCACCGGATCTGCGGTGTCGCTGGGCGGGGCGGTGACGACCAGGGCGCCCGTGTCGGACACGACCGCCTCGGCCGGCCAGGCGTCGAGCAGCTCGGTGACCGCGCCGAGGCGATCCTCGTCCCACGCCATCCCGGACGGCACCGCCCGGTCGGTCGGCGCCGCGGCGAGGTCGACGGTCAGGGCCGGCTCGGCCAGGGTGCGCAGCGCGGCGCCGATCGTTCCGGACGGCTGCAGCGGTGCGGTCAGCCGCGCCTCGTCGATCAGCTGCAGCAGCGACGCGGCCGTGACGTTGATCAGGTCGCCGTCGACGCTGGCATCCGTGATCAGGAACCATCCGCGGCCGACCCACTCGATTTGGCCATGGTCGAGTCCAACCCCGATTGAGGCGCGCATCCGCTGCCCCCACGGGGCCAGCGGATGGTCCGCGGCGGCGCCCGGGTCCCAGGAGACACCACGGTCCAGCCGGGGCACCCGCAGCGTGACCCGGTCCGGGATCCGCAGGGTGCGGTCGGTCTCGTGCGCCCCGCCCACCACCGGGATGTCGGTGGCCAG